TACAGGTACTCCTCTAATGAACAAACCCCCCGACCTGTACGGCATTACGCGCGCGTGCCATATGGATGACATATGGGGCGGCTGGGGAAGATTCATGTGGCTGTTTAGAGCTTACGAAACTCGCTGGGGCCCGCGGTGGGGCAGGCCGCGTGAAGAAGTTGCGGACATCATGCGAGCCAACTTTCTCGGGCGAAGTCGAGAAGAGGCGCTGCCCGATCTCCCTACGAAAACCTACACGAAGATCAAAGTAGACACGGACCGGGTCAAGGATGCAGAGGCGGTGGGCATCGAAGAGAAGTTCACGAAGGCAGTAGGTGCTTCGCCAAACGGGGAAGTCGCTCGCATCCGAGCTGACCTTGCGCTCGCGAAAGCCGTGTCGCCACACGTGCGGGAGCTGCTCCGGACTTGGGAAGACGAGGCGCCCTTGGTCGTCTTCAGCTACCACACCGAGGCAGCGCATCAGGTGGCCTCTCTATTCGGCACCAAGGCTATCCACGGAGCTATGTCGGCCTTGGAGCGGGAGACCCGAGTTAAGTCGTTCCGAGACGGGGGCCACAACGTCATCGTCGGAACAATCGGCGCCATGGGCGTGGCCCTGACCTTGACCCGAGCTTGGCGCGTCGTGTTTCTTGACCGGTCCTGGTCCCCGGCCGAGAACACGCAGGCTGAGGATCGAATCTGTCGCATCGGTCAAAAGAGCGCGGTACAGGTCATTGACCTTGTCTCCGCTGATAACAGCCTAGACGACCACGTTTTTCGATTGCTAAAGCAGAAGGCCCGAGTCATCTGCGAAAGCGTCGACGCTGCACGCTCCTCGGTTTGAGGACTTCATGACAAGAAAACTGCGAGAACTCGCCCTCAAATACGTGAGGCGCGGGTGGTCGATTATCCGCATTGCGGAAAAGTCCAAACTGCCGGAAGGGGCATGGGCGGGAGCGACAGAGACGAGAATGCCTGCGGCGCTTACGCAGACCTTCCCGTTACACCTGAACATCGGTATCGTTACTGGCAAAATCAGCCGCCTTGCCGTCATCGACTTTGACCCGGGGAAGGGCGCAACCGCAGAGGTCCAAGAAGCTTTCCTCGCCAAGCATCCAACGGACCTCACGGTCCGCACCGGCACAGGCGGGCTGCACGCTTACTACACGTTTCCGGAAGACACGGTACCTCCGCGCAACTCCGCCTCGATTTTGGGTCCCGGCGTTGACGTCCGAGGTGAGGGTGGAATGGTGGTGGCTCCACCGTCCATCCACCCAAACGGCAACCCCTACGAATGGGAAAAGGTAGGAGAACCAGGGCCATTTCCGTTCCTCCTGATACCGGAAGACCAGCGTAACGGGGCCAACCCGAGGGGTTGGGTCAACCAGTACCTGGCTGGGGTGCCCGACGGCACCCGGGACAACACAGCGGCTAAGCTCGCAGGCTTCTTCTACTCGAAGGACATTCAGCCGGAGACAACCAAGCTGATTCTGGAGGCGTGGGGCACGAGGCTAAGTCCTCCCTATCTTCCGGATGACGTAGCGAAGACAGTCGAGAGTGTTTACCGAAAAGCCGATCGCGAAGGCGTCCGCGAGATCGCCCCGTCCTTACAGGACGCCGAGACAGACTTCGAACTGATGAGATTCGACACTTTCATGGCCAAACATGCAGGAGACGACATGAGGTGGATCATCAAGGACTGGCTGCCCGACAAGACTATCGCGCTAGTGGTGTCGCCACCAGCGACGCGCAAGACTTGGGCCACGCTTGACCTTTGCATCAGCGTTGCGACGGGGACCAAGTTCCTTGGGATGTACGCCGTGGAGCCGGACATGAAGGGGCCAGTCCTGCTGCTTCAGCAAGAGGACTTCACAGGGCAGACGGCTGAGCGGCTGAGCGTCATTGCGCACGCACGTCTCGCCATTGACCAGGACACGGGTGACGATTTCAACATGTCGTCTCAGGTTTTGCCTGAGGTTCCCATTCATCTCCATACGCAACGTTCTTTCCGATTTGACGATAAGAAAATCATGGGCCAGTTCCGTGAGGCAGTTGAGCAGATCCGCCCCAAGCTGGTGGTGCTGGACCCGCTGTATAGCGCGGCGTCGACTGAAGACTTTATGGCTAAAGCTGCAACCGATATGGGGGTCTTCAAAGACTTGCGCGACAAGTTCGGCACCACGTTCGTCATCTGTCACCACACCAAGAAGGGGGCTGACGCGAAGGAACGGGAGCGGATTTGGGGTAGCCAGTTTCTGAACGCGTTCCTCGAGACGGGATGGCAGTTCTCGTTGAAGAGTCCAACAGTTGTCAACATCCATCGCCACTTCAAGGCAGCGCAGGATCCGAAGGAGGTCTCTGTGGTGTTCGACATCGACACCGAGGGGGACCACTTCTACGAAGTGCGCGAGGCGGGCCCGGGAGACTCGCAGAAGGCGGATACCGAAGAGGAAGAGATGGAGGCTGAGCTTGTGGATGGGTTCCGCGAGGTCAGGGGACCCCCGAAGTCGCCTACCGTCAAGCTGACCCCGGCGGAGACCAAAGCTCTGCTGGCGGAGGACAAGTACTACATCTTCTTCCGAGAGCATCCAGAGGAGTGGTTCAACCCAACGCAGGTCGCCTATTTTGTAGGTGGGGACCGCACCATTGCCAGCAGGCGAATGGTCAAGTGGAAGAACGAGGGTATCCTCAAGAAAGAGTACGGTAAGTACGGCTGGGACAACACTCATGTAAAGGCGGAGAAGTGATTATGAGCTTAGTTGGTACACCATTGTCTGAAGACCAGAAGCGAGAGTTTTTCCGGGCATTGGATACTGCTCGCAGTTCACGTGGTTACAGTTACGCTGAAATCAAGGCTGCGCGGGACCGAGCCGCGGCCTGGAAGACTCTCGCAGACTACCACTTATCGGAGTGTCACCTCTTGATGGTGGCACACCGCAAGCTGCAACAAGAGTACGAACAGCTTCAACAACTTATGGAGTCGGCGTGACCCTTGAGCAACTCAACGGACAAGACTTTCTTCACTACAGCCAAATCTCTACCCGCCTCTCTTGCGGAAAAAAGCACGACTTTGCCTACGAGCTTCAACTCGAACCTCGCGTGTCGTTCGAGCGGATGCAGCGCGGCAATCTTGGTCACGCCGTGCTCGAGGACCTATGGAGGTCGTCGCCATGGACCAAGACCGATGCCGTCATCGCGGATCTGCACACGAAGCAACAAAACGGGGCGCTGGACGAAAACCTAAATGTCGACGAGATGGCGACTGAGATGCGGGCCGTCGCGATCCGGGTCTTCGACCACATCACGATGCGTTTCCGGCTCTACAAGGACCACATCGAGAAGTCTCTGCTGTGGGATGTGAACGGCACCTTGGTTGGGGGCACACCAGATGTTGTAGTCGAAGACAAGAACGACGGCAGCGTCTGGATTCTGGACTACAAGTTCCGTCAGTCCTTCTTTGACCCGGAGTCGGAGCTGCTGAACCTGCAGATGATCTTCTACACCAAGCTTTTCCTGGAGAACGAAGGGGTGCTGCCCGCCGGCACTCGCCAAGTCCAGGCCCTTCCCTTCCTGCCCAAGCAGCCGAAGCTGACAAAAGCAGGGGCCATGAGTCGGTCGGACTTGAGATCGGACTGGGAAACCTACTCCAACGCCTGCCGTCAGGCAGGTTTGGATCCGAATGAATACTTGGAGATGAAGGAGAAGCTCGCCAGCAAGGTCTTCATCGACATGGATTCTTGCTGGGCCGCGCGCTCCGCCGAGGAAATCGATTTCCACGTCAACGAGACCCTGTTGCCTACGATTGCCGACATCGTAGCCGAACGCAAGGGGGTCCGAACCTACAACAACCTCCTGTGCAACGGCTGTGGGTTTAGGGAGCTGTGTGTGGCTGAGGCCAAGGGCATGGATGTCGATTGGATCATCAGCAACAGCTACAAGCGCAAAGGCGAAGAAGAACAGATGTTTGTACTTGAGGAGGATGTATGACGAAGGTAATGATCGAGGTCGAAACGGGCTCTCGTTCCTGGGCAATGGCTATGTACGATGCGGGCAGGGAGGTAGAATATCCGACCTATCACGGTCCCGAGGTTTGGGAGCGCGTTACCCCGTACGAGTACAGGAGCATAGCCAATGAATGGCGCCTCTACGTCGAGCCACCACAACCCATCACGGTGCAGCCGGGCACATTCCCGTGGGCAATGGCACAGTTGCGGGCCGGCAAGCAGGTGAGGCGCCAAGGCATTCTGTGCGTCCTTAGTCCCAATAACCACATCTGCCGCAATCTCGAGGTTATATCCCGCGGATCCTTTGAGGCCACAGACTGGGAGGTGGTCGAGTGAGTGCTCCCTATCAGATGAAGCTCACCAAACCCGTCTTCAACATCCTGGTCTATGGGGACCAGGGTGTGGGCAAGACGATGTTCGCCGGAACGGCCATGGACCACCCCGATCTTGGAGAAGTGCTCTTCTGCAACGTGGAGGGTGGGCTCATGACGGTGGCCGGCCGTCGACCGAAGGTCGTCGACATCGGTTTCGACAAGGACGGCAACAGCACAAATCGGGTTTTTGACGACCTCGAGGAAGTCGCTGAAGCCATCGCCAGCAGGAAGCCCGGCTACGAGAAGGTCGGCACCGTGGTCATTGACTCGGGAACCGAGCTTCAGGCTCGCGACCTCGAGTTCATCACCAAAGGTGACATGTCGGAGTGGCAAGACTACGGCAAGAACACGACTAGGATGCGGAGGGTGTTCCGCCGGTTCCGAGACCTTCGCGTCAACGTCATCATCACTGCCTTGGTCCGCCGCACCGAGGCAGAGAAGGACGGCAAGACCAAGCTAGTGGAGGTCCGCCCAGCCTTCACTAAGGGTGTCGGGGAGAGCGTGATGGGTTTCGTCGACTTCGTCTGGTTCTTGTACCAGGACAAGGAGACGGGGGAGCGGCTGATGCTGACGCAACCTAAAGGCGTCACCAAGGCCAAAACCCGAGGGTTGGCGTATTCCAACCTCATCGGCGAAATCGTGAAGAATCCTACGATTCCAGACCTGTACAACAAGCTTCGCGAAGCAGTCGCGAAGGAAGGGACGGCAGCATGACCGAGTTTGACGATGACCAGTTCGGGGGAACCGATGGCGAAGAAGATTTCGAGGACGACCTCACCGAGATCCCCGAGGAAGGCAGCAAGTACAAGCTTCCGCCCGGGGACTACAGCGCCACCTGCGAGGACGTGGAGCGCCACCGCTCGGACAAGAGCGGAAACCTCTCCTGGAAGTGGACGTTTCTTGTTGACGGCAAGATCACGCTCTACCTCTACACGTCCCTTGCGCCCAAAGCAGCTTGGCGACGCGCACAGGTCACGAAGGCACTTGGTTTGGGCGGAGCCGGAACCGTCGTGAAGTTCAAGCCCAGCGACGTGCGGGGCCGACGCGTAACCGTGCATCTCGAAGACGGCGAACCCTACAAGGGTCGAGTGAAGTCCGACATCACTGAAGTGATGCCCCATCCGGATGGGTGGAAGGCCAAGAAAGAAGAGGCGCCGTTTTGAAAATCCGAACGATTGAAGGTGTCATGCGTTTCACAGTCAGCCCAGATGACATTTCAGCTCTGGATAAAGAGCTGGACGACCTCGAAACGAAGATGGTTGAGTGTCGCCGCTATGCGGCGTCACTGCCCTACTTCCAAAAGGAGTTCGACAGGATTCTTGCGCATCGGGCTGAAGTGTTCCGAGCCTTCGCAAACGGGGGCGTCCTGCCCCCCTCCCCCACCGTCGAGGAGTCCAAATGACCGCAGCCAAGAAGACCAAGAAGACCAAGAAGCCCGTTAAGCGCGCAGCCAAGAGGTTTCGAATGGTCCTTGTGGGCAACTCTAGCTACGGACTGTACGTCGGGATCACGTCTGCAACAGACGCGCAGATCCTCAAAAACAAATCGGTGCGGCTGACGCAATGCCGTCACGTGGCGAGGTGGTACGGCAAGACCGGAGGCGTCACCTCATTGGCCGCACATGGGCCTTGTGGTCCGAGCGCAGCGCAATCCCGAGTCGGTGCTCCGTGCGATGCATTGGTTACTTCGGTAGTCAACGTATTTGATTTGACCGCGGAGGCGATGGCTGCATTTGCGGCGATCGCACCGCAATGAGTGGCTCCGGCACCGGCGACGGCGACGGCACCGGCGACGGCACCGGCACCGGCGACGGCACCGGCGACGGCACCGGCGACGGCTCCGGCTACGGCTCCGGCGACGGCTACGGCTACGGCTCCGGCGACGTCTCCGGCGACGGCTACGGCTCCGGCGACGGCTCCGGCGACGGCTACGGCTACGGCTCCGGCGACGGCTACGGCTACGGCTCCGGCGACGGCTACGGCTACGGCTCCGGCTACGGCTCGAGTCAAGACAAGAAGTAAGAGGTTAAAAGTGCTTGTCACGCGAGACGATTTCGACAACTTCCTCTCACAACTGACAAGCGATCGCCTTACCGTGGACGTAGAAACTACAGGTCTGAAGACCTTTCCCCGCGACGGCAAATCTGCCGATGTCGTCGCGGGGGTCGCGGTCAAGTCTCACAACATCTCGATGTACTTCCCTATCCGCCATGCCGGCGGAGAGAACATTGAAGCCGGCCAGTATCGCCGGCTGTTGGACCGACTCGAGCAAGCCACGACCCTCGTGAACCACAACACGGGGTTCGACCTCGCCATGCTGCGGAACGACGGCATGAAGACGCCACGTGACTACGTGGACACGCTGCCAGGCACCCACCTCTACAACGAGAACACAGGCCATGGCCTGAAGGACTTCTGCGCGCAGTACGTCGAAAAGGGTGCCGACGCCGAGCGCGATGAGCTGCACAAGAAGCTCCGCGCTTGGGGTTTCGGCCCGGCGGACATGTGGCGCATTCCGCCAGACCAGGTCGCCCACTACGCTTGTAAAGACGTGGATCTGGCCGACAAGTTGGATGGGTGGCTTCGCCAGAACCTCTATCGTCCCCACCTGTACGACGAGATGTGCCGATTCTCGGCGATGCTCAACGAGATGAGCCAACAGGGCGTCTGGGTCAATCGTCTGACCATCGCTTCCCTAGCCGCCGAAGCAAGGGGCAAGGCTATGGAACAACTGGCCCTCATCCGAGACCTTGCCGGGTACCCGGTAAACCCCAACTCCTCGGACCAGGTGCGGAAGTGGTTGAAGCTTCCGAACAGCAAGGACGAGACTCTAGAGGCTGCCGGTGGGCCCGGAGCTGAGGCTGTACGCAGCTTCCGTTCTTGGAACAAGTCCATCACCATGTACTACGACCGTTACCTGGAGCTGGTCGACCCGAATGACACGCTGCATTGCGAGTTCCGTGTGGACGGTACCGTCAGCGGGCGCCTGTCCTGTGCTCGGCCGAATCTGCAGCAGGTTCCACGCGACTGCGAAACGCAGAAGGTCAAGCACGTGTTCGAGGCCCGACCCGGGTACACGTTCGTTGAGGTCGACTTCAGCCAGGCGGAGATTCGCGTAGCGGCGCACTACACGAGGGACGCGGACCTCATTTCAGTTCTGGGTGACCCGAACGGCGACACTCACACAGCGGTTGCAAAGCGGCTTGGGGTATCCCGCCATGTCGGCAAGACCATCAACCTGTCCATCGTGTACGGCATAGGAGCGGCGCGTCTAGCCGAAGTGCTGGGGGTACCGGAGAAGACCGCTCGGGGGTTCCTGGACCAGTACCACGCGGCCTACCCAGGGTTCCGGAAGATGGCCCGGGCGGCGCAACGGGTAGCCGAGGACAAGGGGTACATTGAGACCTACGTGGGCCGTCGCAGGCACTTCAACTGCAAGGAAGCCGAACCACGTAAGGCGTTCAACAACCTGGTGCAAGGAGGCACCGCGGACATGGTCCGACGCACCATGCTCCGGATTCGAGATGAGATGTCAGAAATCAGGTCGCTTATACAGGTCCACGACAGCCTCATCGCCGAAATACCAAGGGATGGACACGAGCGGGATGCCGCGATGGTCATGAAGGCCGTGTTCGAGGACCAGCCCTGGTGCCGAGTGAAGATTAAAGCAGATGTAAAGATGGGCCCTACATGGGCCTTTATGGAGAAGGTCGAATGACAGAAGTAAAGCAGGTGAACGTAATGTTGATGGACGGGTCACACACGTGGTTTGAGGTCACGGCCCCGGACGCATTCACTCAAGATGGAGATTTGGCCGTAGTGGTAGAGGGTAGTAGGAGTTACTACTACCCTCTGTGCAATGTCGCTTGCATCAGCACGCCTGCAGACACGCGGGGAGCGAAATGACTCGAATTGTTCAAAACCTGCCGCCGAGGGTGCGGATCAACATTACTACCCCCAGTAAGCCCGGCCTTAAGCTGTTGCAACGACTAGAGGCCACACTACCTGTAGGTAGCTATGACATTGAGGTATCTTTTGTCAGCAAAGATACCATCATAGCCACGGAACGACGCTCTATCGAGGTATGCATTATCGATGAGCCCACCGTTCCGGATGCGGAACTTCCTGTCACGGTCCCGATGGGGCCGAAGGAGGCGCGCAGTGGGAAAGCTGAGCCGTGATAAGGGTGCCCGAGGAGAGCGAGAGGTTGCCGAGCTGTTCCGGCAGGCGGGCTTCGATGCGAAGCGCTCTGTCGGACAGTACGCCGAAAGCGACAACGCACCTGACGTTGTCGTGGCAGGTTTGGGTCACCTGTGGCTTGAGGTGAAGAGAGGTGCGAAGACCAACATCCGCGCCGCCCTGAGGCAGGCGAAAGAGGAGGCGAAACCAGAGCAGTGGCCAATCGCCATCACCCGGGATGATCGGGAACCATCGGCCGTGGTGTCGATGTCGTTCGATGTGTTCGCAGCACTGCTACGTAAGAGCTATCCAGAAGCGGTTGTGCAGTTGGATTTGCTCAAGGAGGAAGAAGCAAATGGCTAAAACTGGACCGACCCACGTGGAACCGAACCCCGAGCCCATCTCTGAGACCGAGATGGGGGAAATAGAGGACCTCGTCCAGCATTTGAGATCACAGCTCGAAACCATCGAGGACATCGTTACCACGCTGCCGACGGTACCAGAGGCCAAGCTGGTGTTGATCGTGATGTGCCTCTTGGGAGAGAGGAAGACTTCCGTCAAAGTCCTTGCCTCCCACCTTGGGTGCCCCATCGGGGACATCACGGAGGCGTGGTCCGCACTGAAGGGCGCAGGTTTCAACATCTCGAAAGAGACAGACTACATCGAACTCCGGGAGGGCGTGTGAACCCCTACGCTCACGGAATGCAACCTCTCGTCGGCGTCCTAACCCCGCTCAACAAGCGGGTGCTGCTTCGGGCGGTTCTTCGCCAGGACGGGTCAACCCTCGCCATCGACACGGACGCCAAGGGCGCGGTGGCGTTCGAGGTCATCCGAGTGGCGGAGGACGTCACGGGCGTAAAGGTCGGGGACATGTGCCTGCATATCTCTGCGGCGGGCGACCTTCTCGATCCCGACGACGAGACGGCTCGGCATATTCTGGTCCACGAGGAAGACATCGTCTGTAAGTGGCCGCATGCCGCTGCAGTCGACCTGACGGAAAGAAAAGCAGCCGCTCGAAAGGCGGCTGCGAATGGGACGGAGCCATGATCAGCCCCGAAAGGCTCAGACCCGGAATCCTGTTCGCGCATGTGGACGACAGTACCGCCGTTTACGTCATCGTCGACATGGTACATATGCGTACGTCGGAAGATACGTGGGTAGACGGTATTGCGTACCGGCCATGGATGAATAGCCGCCAACGCATGTTCGTACGTGATGAAGTGAGCTTTTGCGCTCGGTTCACCGAGGTCGATGGTTAGCGTTCAAACTACGAACGGACTAGGCCCCATAACCTAGTCCGTTCGTAGTCTATTTACGGATGGGTGGGGGTGACGTGGCGTTGACGTAGCGAAGAATGTCCTTCGCCTCTTGCAGCGTTTTGACTCCATAAGGAGCCAAGTACTTTTGGAGCACGGCCGGATCCGTCACGTTCTTGATGAGGATCAGCTCCTCTGCCGTTCCGATCTTCTCCATCATGCTGGGCTGCTCCATGCGTTGCTTGAGCTGTGCCATTTCGCCCTCTTCAAGAGGCGGCTCCGCCGGCTTGGGTGGACGAGCCTGCTTTCGATCCGGCGGCGCCTGAGTCTTCTCGGCCAGCGCCACCTTCGTTCCTGTTTTGGTCTGCGGGGCGGGGAGGTCGAGGGGCTTGCCTCCTCGGGGGGTAGCTGGAGGTTCGGGCATCTCATCAAACAGGCTGGACGGAGTCGTCTTCTTGGGCGGGGGTCCAATGGGTTTCGGAGCTGGCGCTGCGGGACGGTTGTAGGACGCCGTTGGGGTGTCGCCCTTGAACCCGCTGTCTCCTACAGGAGACGACCCGCCGGCTCGCCCCGCAGCCAGTTCCGCCAGCTCTGGGCTCATCTGCGACTCTACAAGGGACTGCATCTCTGGGTAGGGTTCGGTTTTGAGGTCCCATTCGGGCATCTCTTCCATGTTCCGAACGCGCTTTTCGCCTGCAAGGCTTCGTGGACCTGCTGGGACGGATTCGAGTTGGGAGCTACCCTTCACACGGGACTTGGGCGCAAAGTCGTCTGCAATCGATCCTGCGAGGTCGCCTTCAAGCGCACTGTCCGAAGGCTGCCAAGCTTTGATGAAAGGCGACTTAGCCCCACGGTCAAACATCGGAGGCTCGCGCAACATTGCGGCGGGGGTCTGCTCGTACTGGGGCATGAAGCTTGCCGGGCTTTGCTCGTTGCCCGTCAGCTCGAAGGGTTCGCCCCCAATGTCTTCCGCCAGCGGGGTTCGCTGAAAGGCGCCCTCGTTGGTCTTGAGTTCCAACGGTTGCCGGGGCGTTCTTTGTGAAGAGCGCTGCAGCGGAGCAGGGGCCGCAACCTCATCAATGGGGCTCACAACAGGCTTCGGCGGTTTCTGAGCCCAGGACTGAAGAGACTTCCCAACGGTTTTGCCGACCTGGCCGCCTGCCAGGGCTCCGAACCCCCCACCCAACGATCCGCCGGCTAGTGTGCCGACGGTCTCGCCCGCTGCGGGCCCATGCTCCGCAATGGCCGGCTTGACCCTTGAAAGGATCGAAGGCTTCGGTGGGACGATGGGCTCAGGCGGCAAAGCCTTGAACCGGGTAATGCCGGGAAGGTCGCCCACGGCGCTCCAAGAAGTTGGCGGAGCCGAACGAAGGGCCCCTGGAAGGCGACTCGCAGACATTGCCGGGCCCATCACACCAAGCGCATCGAGACCCGTCTCGAGGGGCCGGTCAGCCACCGACTCAGGATCATTGACCCCGCTGTAGAGGTTGCTCGCCGCCTGAACAGGGGCGAGGGCCATGCTCTTGATGGCACCTACCCCACTCGAGAGGTTGTCGCCCATCCGGGACAGGTATCCTGAAGGCGACCCTCGCGCGTCCGGCCTCAAAGACTCGAGCGTAAGGTCCAGTTCCTGCCCAACCTTCTGCGGGTAGTCCTCGGTAAGGAACTGACCTGCTCCGGCGAGAGACCGTCCGACGTTCTCCACCCCACCCCGCCAGCCCCCCTCCTCCAGGTTCGCCCGACGATTCGTGTCGTCGTCGATCTCCGGATTACCTGTGAAGTCGCGCACTTCGGGGTTGTTCACCTCGAACTTGTTGCGGGCGAGCTGCGCGGCGGCACGACGTGGATCCCGTTGCGATGAGGCCGTCCCCTCTTCCTCAAACCCAGCGAAGAGGGGGTCTTCCTCGAAGCCATCAAGTAGGCCAGCCATCACTTCACCTCGGTTGCGATGCCGGCCGCGATGGCCGCCTGTGCCTGAGCCGCCGGAAGGAACCCGACCTTGCCCGTGTCGTTACGACGGATGCGCATTTTCCCAGCGGGTGGGGGCGGTGCCGTCGAAACAGCCGGAGGCGTCACGTTACCGGTGACCTTGTCGCGGGTGCCGAGAGCCTCCGGCACCCACTTACGACCGGGCATCCTCGACTGGCTGCTGACGATGGCGTTGTGCTTGGCAGCGACGCGAGCCTTCATCTGAGTGATTAGGTACTGCCAAACTTGTTCGTCATCATATCCGGAAGGAACCGTAGTCATGATTCTGCGCAGTTCCTGCGCAGTGACAGCTTTGCCACCGAAATCGCTGATGATTTTGTTCACCACGTTGTCGGTCATGGCCACGAAGTTTGCTTCCTTCGGGTCCTGGATGTGCGCTCGCTGCCGCGCCCACATCACCAGCCCGGCCAGGGGGCCCGTGTCGACCTGGGTTGCGGTTTGATAGTCGGTCAAGTCGTTCAGCAGCGTGGCCGACTCCTCAAGCTCCGCCAGCTCGCCCTGCAGCTTCGGGGGCAGGTTCTGCATCTCCATCTTGTCGCTGGCAAGCTCCAACCGTTGGGCGCCCTGCTCAAGACGAGCATTTCCCTGCTTCTCACGCAGGTTGTGGTTGGCCCAGCCCAGACCGACCATCGCGTGCTTGTACTCCTCATTCGAGATGGCGCCGGCCGCCTTCAACTCCGCCAGCTTCTCTCGCACCCGGGACATGGAGTCCTTGTTTGCGATGGTGGCGCGCTTGGCGTCTTGGTCTAGTTCCTGCTTTCCGTACTCCGCCGCAATCTCAGGATTGACTTTCGGTTCGGGAAGCGGACCCTCGACACCCTCAGGCAACGGTTTCGGCTGCTCGCCTAAGTCATACAGACTCTTACCTTCAGCAAGCCCAGCTCCGACCACGGTTTTAGCGTTGCGCTCTCGAGCGGCGCGTTCGCGCTCGGCTTTCGCAAAGCCTCGGTCCTCAGCCTTCGCTGCGCGGTCGGTCGCCGCATCAGCCATGCGGAGACGCCTGTCCTCGTCCGCGCGCTGCAAAGTCTGGAGCGTCAGCGGGGCATCGCCAAAGACTCGGCCCAGACCCGACGCTGCATCCGCGACGGCCTTGTTGCGGCCACGACGAAGCTCATCTAACTCGAGGTAGGGGGTC